AGTCTGTGTCTCCCTGAGGCGCTTCAGGAGCTCGGCATCCAGGACCTTTTCGGCTACCTTGTGTGCCGGATAGACCAGGCCCGTCTTGATCCGAGCGTAAGATTCTGGGAACAGGTGGACTTTTTGGGGGAAAGTATGGTCTTGGAAGAGGGTAGTTTCCTCAGTGCACGCGGTGCGGCTTTCTGTGAGGAAGATTCTCATACAAACCACTCCTTGGCTTGTGCCAAGTCAGCAGGCTGACGTCGTCCCCATTCCTTCAAGAAGTTGAGCAGGTCTTGTGGGCTTTCTCCCAGCATCTCCTTGCTTTTTTCATCCTCTACGTCGTAGATCTCGCACAGATACACAGTGCACATCAACATGTCGAGGCTATCCAGGCCAGTTTCCTTGAGAACCATGTCCATTGAGTCAATAGGAGCCAGCTCACTATTGAACGGTTTGGCCTTTTTAGCTACATCATTCAGCAGCTGGATGAATTCTTGATCGGTCATTAGTCCACCATTTGTACAAAGCGTTGTGCCCAGGTACGCCAGTCGGCAAAGTCAAATGGATTTGGAATGTTCTTTTGGCTGAGTCCTGATATTGCGCAGAACTGTAGAGCCCACTCCTGCCACTTGTCTTCATCGTCTAGCCTTGCAAGTACGCCATAGGTGGACAGGTCCATAACGATCTGATCGGCCCAATCGCGCAACCCGATTATAACAGGCTGCGTGATCACGTGGAACCCCCTGCCACGCCACCGAGTACGTTTCCGTCGGCTTCACCAACGTGGGCAATGACCTGGCCCATCTGGTAGTCACCGTTGATGGTGTTGGAGGTGAACTTAAACCGAAGCTCGCGGCGCTCTTCTTTGAACCAAACCACCTGCTCGTAAGGAGTTGACGGTTTGGCGAAGATGGTGCGCTCAGGACCAGGGACTTCAAGAGCCTTGGCATTGGCCCGTCCGGTCAACTGGACGGTCATGTTTTCAGACTGGATGAAGTCAGGCTCAATGGACTCGACCCGAATCCACTTGTTTTTTGACCCGCCAGAAGGGGTCAGCAGGCTCATGTCAGCTGTCTCGAAGAACGACGGAACAGCCGTGATGAACTGGCCATCAACCTCGTTGACGTCATGCTCGTGCTGCCAGACCTTATAGCCTTCTTGCGGGACCAAGATCCGCTGGTCTTCATCTTCGGTGACCCGAAGGTCGCCGGACTCGGTGATGCGGTTGTTCGGGACAAAAGTGGACGTTTGCAGGCCGCACAAGAGGGGCGCAGCGTACAAAGGAGACCACTCCCCAGCCGTCCGTCCACCATTAGGCAGCTCGGTGTCATACCAAGTGTTCTCACGGACGTTGTAGATGATGGCGTGCGTGCATTCGGTAGCATTGCCCCTTGGGTAGCACCACCAAATCTCGCCGTACCTTGGAACCTTGAAAGCCCAGACCTTTTGGGCCTCTGCCCGGTTCAAACCATCATAGAAGTAGTTGATGTTCAAGTTGTTGGGGATCTCGCGGACCACACCGTTGAACATCAGCATGCGGTCAGTTCCCAACCAGAAGTACTGGCCGTCGTACTCGATAACGGAGTTGGCGGACAGGATACTTGAAAATGGGCTGATTGTGTCAAATTGGAAGATCTCTTGGCCGCCGACAAAGGAAGCCCGGATAACAGCGTCTGCGCTCCAAAAGAGGCCCGCTGGCGCGTTTCCTGGGCCACCCCTAAGGGCAAGGCCACGGACGATCTTTTGGCCTGCTACGCGCGCACTCCCTGAGCCTACGCCTGTCAAATCAGTTGGGGCTCCGGCCACGGACCATCCGACAGTGCCATCGTTGCCAAAATACATCAGGTATGGGTGCAAGGAGACCACGCCACCCGTCACGCTGACGCCAGCTGGGAAGGTGGTGATTTCAGTCAGCGGATCAGTCCCTGTCATCGAGCCAATGAACAACTGGCCGCCGCTCGTGTTGCAGAGGCAGCTTGAGTTGGGAGCCACTTGGGCGACGATCATGTTGGCGGCTGGAATCGACTGGCTGTCGTAGATCACGTCAAACTGCCAGAGGTTTTCGTCGCTCACGTTGTACGTAATCGGGGTCCGGTCAGTTATCAGGCTCGAGTTGCCGCTTGGGTCCAGAGTGAAGCGCTGAAGGAAGTCGGCACTGCCAGAGTGAAAGTAGGTCTGGCTGTCTTGCGTAAACGTCTTGACCCCGCGACTGATTTCAGTCAGGTAGCGGTTGACTACCGAGTAGCCTCCAACCTTTCTGGGAAGGCCCCGCTGCCAACGGACCCATTGTCCGTCGACGTGGTAGTCGCCCTCGTACCGGGTGCCATCACGCTTGATGCCGGGCAGTGACTTAAGGACGATTGGAGTTGTGGCCATCAGTAGGTTCCGCCTTGGATTGGATCAAGACCCAAAGAAGCTTGAGCCGCTGCCTGGGAGACGGCAGTAAACACTGCAATACCCGTTGCTGTTCCGCCCAAGTTGATCAGGGCGTTGCCAGCCGTCGTGGCTCCAGTACCGCCGTCAGAGACGCTGATGGGAACAGCCACGCCACCGGTATCAGCCGCCACTACGTTGGTGCTGTCGCAGTACAGGATGGCCCGAGAGCCCTGGTTGACTGTGTAGCCGGCGGCAATCGAAGTCTTGACAGTCAGGGTGTAGGGGCCTGTCGTGTTGTTGGCCGCCCAGTACTGCTGGACGGTTTGGGGCACGATGATCGTACGGTTGCCGGTCAAGACGCCCGTGAAGTTGTAAGCAATCCTGTTGAGTTCGCTTCCAGACAAGACATAGTTGCCAGAACCCGCAACGTTGATCGAGGTGTAGTCAAATGCAAAGACAGGCGACTGGCCGTAACCAAGGGTGTAGAAGTTGTTGCCATCCGTGAAGATGATTGCCGAGTCACCTGGCTGGAAAGTCAGGGTTGCAGAGCCGTTGATTGTTTGAGACCCTGGGGGATCAACAACCAAGGCGCCAGTGCCCTCATTGCGCAGCTGGAAGAACCAGTTGTTTCCAAGGGTTCCTGCGGTCGACATGGTAAGGGCGCCGGCTCCTCCATTCCAGATGTAGGTCTTGGCTCGATCATCGACGCCAGCTGTGTAGCTGGTTCCAAAGAAAGTAACAGGCATTGACAGCGACAGAAGAGTGCCAATGGCAACCAAGCCAGTCCCAGCAAGAGAAGCTGCGTTTGCGGCCGACACTTGCGCGCCATACAAGAAGGCTTCCCATGTACCGCCGGTTGTTGTGTTGTCTGTCAGGTAGATCTGCCAAACTGAACCGCTGACAGGTGCTGCAACCTGAACGCCTGCAGCATTCCTGATGATGAACGTCTCTGAGCCAACGTTGTTGAACAAGATGGCTTGGCCAGTTGATGCCTCCAATGCGCTTGGCAAAGTCAGGCTCCAAGGGCCTGCTGTTGCCGTGACATCCATGATGCCAGCAATCAGGTTGGCTGAAGGCGCTGTTTCAAGAGCCCAGTCGTAAGTGGTGTCGGCTGTCAGGGAGACTTCGGCGTAGCTGATCTCTGCTGGAGAGATGTTGCTGCCGCCAAAGATGTTGGTGAAGGTGGTCATGTTAGGCCTCGTTTCTCACGGCACCACGGTCCAAGATCTTGCTCATATCTTCGCCTTGCAAAGCTTGCGCGGCTGATTGATACATGGCTTGCCAGACTGGGATGCGTTCGTCGTTTTTCAGGAAGGGTGTTGCTTCCAACAGGGTTGCATACAGCAGCAAGTTGGGGGCGTATTGAGTCAGCCAGTTGGTCTGAGTGTTCTCGTCCAACAAGACCGGCAACTCGTAGTACAGGATCTCGATTGGGTAAGCAGCATCAGGCGTTGGAGCAATGATCCAGTTGGTGTAGTTGTAGTCAGCGTAGAACACTGGCTGAGCAACCTGAGTATCATTGGGCCAGTAGCTCCTGATGTACTCGTAGGCCCTGGAAAATATCTGGACACGCGTGTTGTTGTTTGTGCTGGTCCCGATGTTCATCGAGATGGTCTCACGCCAACGGTCTGGCTTAGGCAGCACGGCTACGCCTGCCTGCAGATTCGTGACAACAACCGTTTGAAAGCCTTGGATCTTGAGGTCGCGACTGATGCGGCGCTCGGCAAAGTTGATCAGGCTTGGAATCTGCGCATAGACCAATGGGTCCGTGACCGAAGAGGCACCACGTTCCAGGTAGCTGCGGACGTCGTTTTGCAGCGACGCAAAGGTCATTGCTTGTGGCATTTATGTGTCCCTTCAGGCCATTAGGCCACTGAGATAGACCGTCTTGCCATCTTGCTTAACGGCAGTCAAGGCTTGTTTTTTTAGATTAGCAGGATCGTACGACACATGCACCCAGCCACTATCAGGAATGCCTTGAGTATAAAACTCAAGGATGACTTGCGTGAAGGGCAAATTAGCCTTAATCCACTCAGCCAGCTCTGCATTTGAAACCCCAGGGATTTCAATGTCTGCAGCCATTCCCCGGCAGTGGTCAGAGGTCCTTGAGCCGCCGACTCTTGCGTTGACTTCGGGGTGACGGAAGCCAGAGCTGACCTTCACGCCCTTGCCGTAGTGATCTCGAATTGGCTGCAGGACGTTGACTGCCAAGGCCTGAAGGTTGCTGATCACATCTTGGCTAGGCGTGTTGTCAAGGTCATGGCGAAGAGCTGTCTCGCTCTTGGTCATCTCGTGCAGTGTGAAGTTTTTGGTCAGGTTCACTTCTGTTCCTTCCTGGACTTCATGTCCATGATTTTCTCAAGGGTCCTGCCGCCAAAGTAGAACGACATGATCAGCATACCCCACTGACCCAGCAGCTCAACGTAGGCTTGGTTGGTGTCGTAGTCAAATGCGCTCATCATGGCGAACGTGGAGTAAGCCAGCAAGATGAAGATCAAGGTCATAGGGCGAATGTTCTTGGACAGCCAAGAGTCGCTGCCCATGTCGGCCTTAAGGCGGTCTGTCAGGTTGCTTTGCTCGGCTTTGTACAACTCCGTTTCGTTGGCCATACGCGCCAGCTCGCCATCTTGGGCCATCTTGGCAAGATCAAGTTGCGCCTTGGCTTTGGCCTCGGGGTCTGGGATCAGCTTGTCGATCAGCTTACCACCGACATCAAGAAGTGCCGCAAGTGGAAACATGGCTTATCCTTTCGAAGCGGTTACAGTGTCATCGCCCTTGCTGACGGTGACTTTCTCGCCTTCAACCGTAACTTTCATCGGTTGCTCTTTGCGGTCAAGCTTGTCAAGCTTGTCGATCAGTTGACGCATGACTTCAAACTCAGGCTTCTCTTGCTTAGGATTGGCTCCAGCAATTCCGTTGAGCATGGAGATCAAGGCCGTGAGAGATGCACCAAGCAAGCCCATGACAGCTGCAATCTTGTCTTTGTCTAAGACAAGGCTGGAGGCCACACCAATTGTCACGATCAGGGTGATGTAGAACAGCCCGTGCTTGCCAATGGCTCGGCCTGCCACGTCTTTGGCTGGAGAGTTGGCTTCCAGCTTGTTCAGTTCAACCTTGGCTTGCGCCTTGATCAGTTCAATTTGGTGTAGTTGCTCATTCATTTCAGTATCCAAACAGCAGAAAAAATCGTACCCGCCATAGACAGAATCATGATACCAGCTGTCTTGAGCATGATGCCCTCAATGCGCTTGAGTCGAGCATTGATCTGGTCGTAGCGGATGGCGCAGACTTCTTCATGTGTAGAAAGTCTTGCCTCTGTTGCGTCAATCGTGTTCATGGGACAGCGGGAGTAGTAGTTGTCGTGGTTGTGTTGGTGCTTGTCACCACAGTTGGAGTAGCCGTACTGTCAGTAAGATTGCCACCAGCAAGGCGACCAGAGTTGCCAGAGTTTTGCCCACTGTTCGCTCCAATTGAGTAGGTGCCATCGCCAATCACGCCGGTTCCGCTCAAAGTAACGTTGGCGGCTGGTGCCTGGATCTTTGATGCAATGCCGACAAAAGCTGCGTTGGTGCTGACGCCCAAAGCCGTTGCGTTGTCAGACTGACGCATGCCCAAGCTGGTCTGCTTGTTGACTGTGTAGATCTGGCCAACGGTTGGCAAGAGCAAACCGGTCCACTGCATGGCGTAGTCTGCCCAAGTCTTTGGGGCTGCAACCTGCTGATTCTGTTGACCGCCACCCATCTGCAAAGACATGACAGCTGCAACCTTGGCTGTGGTGTCGCCTTGCCGTGCGATGTCCGCAAGGGCTTGGTAACGAGCAGCTTGGGCCTGCGCATGAGCCTTGTGCACTTCAGCGTACGCTTGGTACTCGGCAGTTGCACACCCCGTCAAGGACAGGGCGCAAAGTAGGGTGACGATCAGTTTCATGCTTACTCCGCTGCTGGGGCCTCAGGCTTTTGCTCCATTTGGGCATCAGCCTGCTGTTTGATCTTCATGACCAACGGGAAGGCGCCGGTCTTTGTAGGCAATTCACCCATGACCTGCAAGATGCCGTTGACTTCCTCAACTGTCAGTTTAAGTGTCAGTTCCAATTTTCTTCTCCAAAAGTTGCCACCAAAATAGGGTGGTGGCTTCCCCTAAAAATTATGCCGTGGCCCAAGGCACGCCGGACTCTTGCACAGGGTTGATCTGCGCATTGATCTGGCCTTGCAAACTGGCTTCAACGGTGTCTTTGCCAAGGCTTGTCTGCACCCAGCCAACAACCTGAGCTTCGGTCAATTGATCATAGGGGGTGAAGGCTTCGCCCGGCTGCTCGGTGTAGCCCACGGTTCCGTAGGTGTTGGCGCTGTATGTGCCGTCAGTGGCAGACACGTTGTAATGCACTGTGACGACAAAGCCATCAGCAGTCAAGCGATCCATTTGAGAGATTGTCCAGAGGTAGGTGGTCATGGTTTTTCCTTAAGGGCGGATTGATTTGTACGCGTCAAACTCTGCTTTGAGTTCTTGGATGGCTTTGACCAGCACAGGAATAAGCTCTCCGGGGCCGACCGTTTTATAAGCAATGTCTTTTTTGTCCGGGTCTAGATGAGCTTCGGATACAGCGTCAGGAAACACGGTTTCTATTTCCTGCGCGACAAATCCAAGAACATTTTTTCGACCGTTTCCAAAACCCTGCTTAAAGTCAAACCTGCGCGGTTGCAACCCAAGAATAACTTCCAGACCGTCTGTGGCATCGCGAATGTTTTCTTTAGTTCGAGCATCAGATATGGACTGAACGGTCGTGTTTGTGGCAAGGATTGTTCCGTTACCCTGAACTCTAAATTGAGGCGTAAGGTACTGATCGGATGTGCAGTTGATGAAATTAAAAGCTGAATCTGCACCGCGGTTTGCGGCAAACCAAGCTACAGAGTATGCAAAAGTTGCACTGGTGGCATCAGCCGAGATTGCCGAGCCCGCTCCACCAGAGCCGGCCTGAACAAATTGACCCGTCCCGGCCGTTCCAAGGCTGCTTGTAAGTCCAACAAGAAATTGCCCGCTGGCGTTGATACGGGCGCGTTCTGGGCCGCTTATTCTCCATACGTGCGCCGAGGCATCTTGGAAATTTTCTACATACGAGGCCGTTGATCTGTTGTAGTAAATTGAACTTACCGCCCCGGCTGCATCGCCCGATGAGTTACCGGGGCCAATCTCCAGACCTTCTGCGCCGCCATTTGAGATAACAAGTGTGCGAGCAGGTGATGTTGTACCAACCCCAAGTCGCCCGATCGAATTCAGCGTCATCGCCTGAGTGAAGGTGATGGTGTTACCTGCTGTGCCGGAGGGGGCGTTGAACCAAGCGTGCACCCCGCCCGTTTGACGGTATCGCGTTGCGGGGTCGCCTGTGTACTTGTAACGCCAGTTGGTGTTGTCGTTATAGGCGTTGAAGGTCAAACTTAAATCGCCAGAGCCTGAAGGTGACGCAGCCAATGAACCAACTGCGCTCTCATCAAGCGCTTTCCAAGCACTCCCCCAAGCACTTGGCGTAACCCCCAAGCCAAGGTTGCCGGAGGAGTCGAGGTTCATCTGCACTGCGCCGTTTTTGACAAACAACGTGCCGCCAGTGTGGTCTGCATCAATGCTACCGATGTATAGCGTGTTGCTGGCATTTAAACCAAATAAGCGCGTCGCAGTTCCGGCTGCCAACTTGCCTTTGAGGTAGTTTGCGTTGTCCTGCTGGATGTCGCCGGAGATCGTAAGCTTGGACAGGATGTTGGTCGTCCCAATCCCCAGACCTGTGCTGGTCAGGCGCATTTGTTCGCTAAAACCAGCACCAACAGCAAACCTAATGGCGGTATTGCTTTCAAGCGAAGGGACGTTAAAGCTGGTGTTTACGCCAACATAAAGTTCGTCCGTGCCATTTTTTGAAAGAAACCAAGGCGAACCTGAGGAGGCTTGAACTTGCAGCGGGGCTGTTGGAGAACTCGTCCCAATACCAAGATTTGTTCCGTTAAACGTCAGCGCAGACCCAGTGGTCAAGACTTTACTGCCGTTCAAATAGGCCACACCGTTGGCTGTGCCGCCGTTGATTGTGACCGTGGATGTGGTGGTCAGGGCGTTGGCGGTCAGTGTGGTGCCATCAAACGTCAGGTTTGCGGAGTCAGTCAGCGCACCACCTGTGGTGGAGTACACCACGCGACCAGAGGTCAGGCCAGAGTCAGCAAGGTCAGCAACCGTCAGGCGTGTGCCGTTGAAGGTCATGTTGGCTGAGTCAACCAGCAAGCCACCTGTCGAGGCGTATGGCACGCGAGTGGAAGTCAAGGAGCCAACGGTGATGTTGGTGCCAAGGAACAGGCTGCGGGGACGGCTTGTTCCTGAAGCTCCAATGTCCAGCGAATTATCTGGATTGAATAGCAAGTTGCCAGTGATAGCACTTGGATTCGTGCCAAGTTCAACAACTGTTCCGCCGCTGTCCTTGGTGTATATGCGCTTGGTCGCGGTGTTGACGGCAATTTCAGTGCCGCCAGCCGCGTTGGTCAGGTCACCGGGGGCAGGGACCCCTGCAGTGTCCTTTTTCTTGATCAGGATCGTGGTCATGCGTAAGTTCCTCCGGAAATTGTACTAGTCCATGTAGGGGCACCAGTACCCCCTGAGATTAAAAAATCACCGGTTGTACCGGCAAGGCTGAAGGAATAAGCGGTGCCTGTCCCGTAAGACACGGCTCCAGCTGTTGGGGTTGTCGTGGCGTTTGTACCGCCGTTTGCAATTGGAAGCGTTCCCGTCACGCCCGTCGTCAACGGCAGGCCAGTTGCATTGGTCAGTACGCCTGAAGCCGGAGTTCCAAGGGCTGGAGTGACCAGCGTTGGCGAGGTGGCAAACACCAATGCCCCGGAGCCTGTTTCATCTGTAACGGCGGCAGCAAGGTTTGCAGACGACGGGGTTGCAAGGAATGTAGCAACTCCTGTACCCAAGCCTGTGATTGATCCAAGGGCTGGAGTGACCGTAGTGTTGGCAGCAGCCGTCAGCTGGCCTTGAGCGTTGACGGTAAACGTGCCGACCTGGGTGGCCGATCCATAAGCCCCGGCAACAACCGCCGTATTGGAAATGCTGAATTGCGTGCCGGTCAGCGTTAGGCCAGTGCCTGCAGAGTAAATCTGAGCAGCTGAAATCTGGGCAAACGTGATGTTGGTCGTGCCAAACACGATGACGCCGGCCGTGTTGCAGGTGTAGGTTTCACCGGCCCCTGTTGCGCCTTGCTGAACAAAAAATGTTGAGCCTTCGCCAAGTGTGTCTGGCCCAACCAGCCCGTAGGTGTCTGCGTCTGCAGAACGCGTCAAAACCCAATTGGTTGATCCCGAACCGATGCTTGTCACGACGTACACGCCGTTCTGCGTTTGATCAGTCTGCTGGTAAACCAAGACGCGGTCATTTACAGCCACGGCAACACCATCAACGACCAGAGCCGCTTGGGTCCCTGCGTTAGTCAAGGTGGCTCCAACACCAGCAGCTCCGTTGTTGTACGTTGCATTCAGGTTGATTGGGGACTCAACCCGGACAGGCTCATGGAAGTGAACACCAGAAGAAACAAGCGTGTCGACGTACTGCTTGGTTGCCAACTGGAAGTTCGTCGTTGGGTCTTGGGTCACCGTGACGCTTGTCAAACCGACAGGCGCGAGTGACGTACCACCCAAGGCAATGTTGGTCGTGCCAAGCGTGATCTGGCTGTTCACCAAAGACGAGTTGCCAATGTTGGTGAACGTGTTGTTTGACCCGCTCATTGTCTTGGTTGTGAGCGTCTGGTTGCCCGTCAGGGTTGCAACAGTGTTGTCAATCGCGATCGTCACGGCCGTTGAGCCGTTGTAGCTGGTGCCAGACAGGCCAGTCCCAATGGTCAAGGCATTTGTTGCTGTTGCCGTGATGGTACCGGATCCGCCCAAAGCCACGTTGACACCGTTGTAAGTCACGGATGAATTGACCAGAGCAGCATTTGGAATGTTGCTGAAGCTGTTCAGGGAACCATTCAGCGTCTTGCCAGTCAGGATGTTTGGGATGTCGTCATTGACGAGCAAACGAAAAGAGGTGGGCGCAGCCGATCCGGATGTTGGGCCAGCATACACGAAGTTGGCCGGCTGGTTGGAGACGATCAGGGCTGATCCCCAGCTTGGGGCAGAAGCGCCGTTTGAAACCAGAACCTGGCCGCTTGCCCCCTGAACCGTCTGTAAGAAGCCGTTGCTTCCGTTGGAGTACCAGACTGCTCCGGATGTCAGGTTTGTGATCTGCATGCCGGTTCCGCCGCGTGTCAATGGCAGCAGGCCAGTGTATTCGGTCAGGTTTGCAAAGTTGAGGGCGGGGTGGACGTGGTCGTTTCGTGCTGGGTTGTTGGCCGATCCGGCTGCAGCAGTGCCTAAGGCTAAAGGGGCATTGGTTGAAAAGTCAACGGAAAGCGTCCGGTTGGCCTGAAGGTTGCCACCGCCAGTCAAACCGCTGCCAGCAATGATTTGGCGGGTGTCAGGAACATACCCAGAAATGACTAGGGCTGTCTCTGTCGCGCTCGTGACCAGGCCCTTGGCATCTACTGTGAGAACTGGAATCATGGTCCCAGAGCCATACGTATTGGCCGCGACGCCGCTATCGGCCAGCTTGTCGCTAGTCACGCCGCCAGTTGCAATGCTCAAGGTGCGATCAGCAGACAGGTCGCCACCGCCCTGGAGGCCACCGCCTGTGTCAATCCGGCGTGATGCCGGGACAGAGACAGTGGATTGCAGGGCGATGAATGGCACCTGGTAAGTGATGCCGCCAATCACGCAGACCATCGTAGCTGACGACGTCGGGTTTGGCGCGACGGGCAGCTGGGTGATCGACGTTGGTACGAGGTTTGATGGTACGGTCATGGTATCAGGTACTCGTCGTTTGAGCCAATCAAGAAGCTGTTATCGTCCTCAGTGACCAGTCCAGCTGGGTCTGTGTTGAGTGGCGAATCTGGCCTCACGAAAGGCAAAGTAATTTGATCGGGCTGACGAGGTGGCAAGCGATAAGGATCGAGCTCGTCCAGGTCTTCGCGGCACACCCTTAGCCCAGGAGAGTTGGGATCTGAAAACAGTTCATCCAAGCTCATCTTGCGGCTGCAACGAGCGCAGAGGCCAATGCCCAGCGTACTGCGTCCTCGGGTGTCAAGCCAGATGCTCATCGTGTGTACACCGCGATGTTAGGAGTCATGTAGATCGGAGAATCGTCGCGCTCTTCGCCCTCGACTTCAAGCAGAGCACGTTGAGCCTTCTGATCCAAGATGGCAATCATCTGCGGATCCACTGTCGGGGTCTCTTCAGCCAATCGCGCTGCCAACAGGTACACGATGGCGTCATACCAGCGCTGCGGCACTTCAATCTCTTGGGTCATGGTGCCAACGTCCATGATGTATCGCTTGACCCAGACAACGACTTGAGCCGTGATGAATTGGGCTGATGGCACGGGCCACAAGTACAACACGGGGTTGTTGAGTTGGCGATCGCACCAGAACTGCAGCGGCCGGCCTTCGAACGTCTTGTTCGGCAGGTTGACGTAGTCGTCGCGGTTCAAGCGAGCCATGGGTATCTCGTTGGGCATGTTGGCCAACAGCACTTGAGTTTGGTTAAGCGTGCCGGTGATTGCTCGTACCCTGAAATAGGTGGTCGCTAGGGACCCTTGGATGTCAACCCATGTAACGTCATTCGCTACTGCATTTGGGTTGTCCTCGGTTGCAACGGTGACCCATACGACACCATCCGAGGATGTTTCTAACGCATAGGCTGTTGAAGCACCTGACCATTCAATGCCAACCGTAGTGACTTGAGTGTCAGCTGGGAAGATTGTCTGGTAGGTTGTTGAGGTGACAGTGTTGTTGGTGTTTTGGTTCATGACACCAACTGTGCGCAAGTTGGTGTTGAGAATGTCAACAACTCCATCTGGGAGAGTCATCAAGCCCTGAGCTTGATAGAGAGGCATCAAGTATCGCTCAATGCACCAAAGCTGCAAGCCGCGATTGGCCAATGCACTCAGGATGAGGTAGAGCAAATCCAGAGCAAATGCGATCTGCTCAGACGAGATGCCTTCAGGAGGAATGCGGCAACGACGGTACGCGTGGTCAATGACCTTGCGCGTGTTAAAAACCGTCGTGCTGACTGTGCCTGAAACTGCCACCGGATTTGCTCCTATTTGTTAAGTTGCGGCGTGCCGTCAAGGGCAAACCCGGGGGTGTTGGGTTGAATTTTACTTCGTCTTGCCAAATTTGGGTGTTTTTGAGAACGTGGGCACACCGCCCTTGGCCAGCTTGTTTCCGGCCCCTGGACCGTGAGCCTTGCTGGCTGGCATGTTGGCGTGTTTCTCAAGTTTTGCTTCGATTTTGGCAGGTCCGCCCTTTTTAAGGGCTTTTGGCTCCGCCATTTCAGTCATTTCATGGCGAATCACGGCCTTTGGGGCCCCGGCCTTGCGCAAAAGAGCCACTTCCTTGCGGACCATGGCCTCCGGTTCGCGTTTTGCAGGCATTTTTGGCCCGCCTTTAGCATAACCGGTGTCGGTCTTGCACATTCCGCCCTTTTTCATGGCTGTTTTTGGCTGGCCAAAGTCAAATTCGCCGTATTTCAGGTTTTTTCCCATGTTATTTCCTTTTTGCGGCTGCCCGCATGTTGTCTACGAGGTTGGGATAAGGCCGGCCTGCAGCTTTTGCGGCCGCTTTGGCGCTTGACTTGGCTGACGACGACAGCTTTTTGGGCTTCGGAAGGTCAGCGGGCCGTGGCTTGTCCCAAGGTGCTTTTACTTTGCCCCCAGCTTTGAAGGCCATTTTGCTTCCCATCATGTCAGCAGTCCCATTTGTTGAGAGCAAGGGCTTTCCTGGTCGGTTTGCCCTTGTCGTCTTTCATCGGACCCGGCATGCCAGACATCCGCGCGCAGAAACTGTCGCGTCGGCCGGCCGCTTTGGGGCTCTTTGCTGCCTGCTTGGCAGAGACAGGAGGCTTTAGGTCGCCTCCTGTCTGTCGGTTGTAGGCGTCACGGCCCTTTTGATTCAAGCCGCCTTTGGGGTTTTGCCCCTCTTTGCGAGCCCAAACAGCTCCACCCTTGGCCACGAATACGGTCTGGCCAGTCTTGCCGAACTTGTGATCGCTTACCATGTCGAGATCGCCGTACGCTTCCACGTATCGGTCGCCACGCAGACATAGATGTAGCTCGAGTCCCAGCAAATGTCTCCAGCAGTGCCGGCAGCCGTTGCCGAAGCAGGAGTCCTGGTTGTGGGAACGTTGACGGTGTTGCCAGTGATGCCAAAATTGCCAGCACTTGTGAACTTTCCAACCAAAGCTGCAGCTGCTCCTCCAGCCATCAGCAAGACTTGGAGGTCAAAGGCCTCAGTGCCTGAACCGACGTTGGTGGTGATGGCTTGAATCCTTGCACCAATCTCCGTGTTGCTAGCAGCCGTCTCGCAGACAAAGTCAAGGCGAGTTCCAATTCCAGCAGTTGGAGTTCCAGAAGTCTGATGCGAAAGAGTCGCAGCAGTAGCCGGTGTGTTGGTGTTGGAAGTCTCGACCAGCAGCGTGGGGGCTGAATTGGCAAAGGCCTTGATCAGGTCTGAACTGAGCTTGACCGAAGTAGCCGATTGGACCGACTCAAAAAGCTCGGTGCCAACAAGCGTAGTGCCTGATGGTAAGTCCGTGATCTTGATGTTGGCCATGACTTAGTCCGGATTCTTGATCAAGATGATGTTGAAATACGAACTCACGGCGTTGTTTGCAGCAGCTCCGATTGCAGTGGCTCCAACGCAGTTCTTTTCGGGGATCCTGTACGGCTGATCAAATTGAAACGAGGCCGCACCGTTGTTCACCGTGGCGATTGCCCCAACGCGCAGAATTCCATCCGGACCGTGCTGTCTTAGGTAGGCAGTGACAGCAGTTGAGCCGGAAGCCTGACCCGCTGAGATTGAGCCTTCGGTCATGTAGCCGGTGTAGCCAGCTGGAACGCAATAATGGCCTGTTGTGCGGTTGTTGTAGCCTGTTGCAATGATGTCGTACAAGACGGCTGGAACGCCAGATGTCACGGTTCCGGTGCCTGCATTGATGTTGCCGGCATTTGCTCCACCTGAGCCGGCAGTGGCAACATAAAAGCTGTTGACGTACAAGTACGAGTTAGTTGTGTTGACGGCGGTCTGTCCGTTCAAGACTACCGTTTCGCTGACGATGTTGTAGCTACCATCAACACCTTCAACGTACACCGTGCGGGCCCCTGTACCAGCAGAAGCGTCGTCTGTGCTAGACGAACTGATTTTCAAAACGGACGCGACGGTGGGATGAGGAATGGTGCCGCCATCTGGCCACACGGTCTCTTCAGATGTGTCCACGTCTGGGTTGTAGCCAAACACGATGACGGTGCTGTGCCCGTCAATTTGTCCACGAGACACCTGAAGCCCAAAAGGCTCAAATTGACCTTGGCGCGTTACTGAGGAATAAACTCCCATGATTCAGTCTCCTAAAGGCGGGGGCCGAAGCCCCCTGGTTAATTAGGCCTGAGTCACGCCGAGTGCACCGGCACGAGTCGCGTTAGGACCAACTGCCAATGCAGGCAGCAGGATACCGAACACCAAGCGGCGGGTGCCGTTAGGTGCAGACGAAGGCACGTAGGTGCCGCGAACGTCGCCAGAAGTCGTGGTGGCAGTGGTCGTCACGGCAGCAACAAAGGTGCCTGCATCATCAGCCAAAGCGCCAGCCCAACCAGACCGGGCAACGTAGCCAGCGTCGTTGATGCGGACGGGCGAACCCAATACGTCGCTGGTGCCAACAGCCAAGGTACCGCCAACAGTGTTTGCCACGGTCACGCTGGCCACTTGGAAGAAGGCCTTCTTGCCGTTGATGGTGGTCGACTGAGTGGTGCCGGTCTGGATCACTTCAGACATAGGCTGTGCGTACACGTCGAAGCCGGTAACGGTAACGGCGCGGTCAGTGATGGTACCAGCGCCAATGGTGATGCTCACAGCACGTGGGCAATCCAATTGGATCACTCGGGTGCCAGCTGCCGTAGTGGCTACGGTCGTGCCGGTACCGGCTGCCAAGACTGCTGTACCGCCGCCCGTGTAGGTTGCTGCGGCGGAGACGTTGTTGGTTTGCTTGGTCAATGGCACTACGTCCCAAACGTAAATGCGGCCAAGAGGGCCCACGCCTTGAGACATAGGCGAAGGATCGCCCAGGTTCATACCCATGTCGGTAACGGCGGAACCCAGAAAGAGGTCATCTGAAAATTGAGGCATGTTGTCTTCTCCTTGAAAAGCTTGACAAATTAAAAAAGGGCGAAGGGGACCGGAGTCCCCTTCAGTTTCCGGCTATTACAGACCAGGTGTACCGTAGATGGTACGCCAGTCAGTCCAACCTGGGATGTAACGCTCGGTCGCCTTGTAGCGCATGGAGTCGGTTTCGAAATCACCTTCCATGCTCTTTTCCAGCTTGCGACGCATCATCAGCTGCAGGCCGACCTTGGCGTCTGTCTGCACCCACCAAGCGGTAGTTGAAGTCAAACGAGACAAGTTGGCTTGGCCGCCGTTGATCATGCCCATCGAGTTGATCGGGTTGATGTCGTTGTTGCCAGTGCCTGCGCGCAGGACGGACTTCAACAGCACTTCACCTTGGAACACGTTGCTTGGGCTCAACACCAGCTTGGTAGGTGTCAAACGGATACGCTTACCATTGTTGTCAATGGCGTTGCGGATCTGGATGAGCATCTGCTCGAGCGATGTCTGAGACAAGTTGGCAGCAGTGGTCAACACGTTGCTGGCGGTGCCAGACGCGATGGGGTGGTTGCTAGCCACCAAAGAAGAACCGTCGCCGCCTGCATATGCGCCGTTGAAGGCGCGGTTCAGGATGTTGGCACACAAAGTTTCTTTTGTCTCAATCAGGGACTGTGCCAAGTGCTTGGCGTAAGTCTGACCGATGGAGATGTGGTCGCCGTCTTCCACAAGGACCTTGGTCAAGGCAAAAGCCAAACCGTAGACCTTGTAGACGTAACGAGCATTGAACAGGACGCCACCAGATTGGTAGGTCACTGGCATGCCGTCAGGCAACTCAGGAGCCGCTCCGAAACCGTACAAGACGGGTTCTTCGTGGTAGTTACGTGGGATACCTTGACGCTCGGTGAAAACTTGTTTCCACTCGTCAGCGCGCTGGTTATACAAGCCATCGAACTCTTCGTTCAGGATGGGCTCAACGATGGACCGAAAGTCCGTACTGCGCATTGGGACAGCCATGTTTTAGCTCCTTAGTAAGCGTTGATGGTTGCAACGTCCTGATGCTCAGAGATCTGAACTTGGACAATCGTATAAGCGTCGCCCCAAGCGTTGTCGGGACCGGGTGTGATACCGATCACGCGCAGCTGGGCGGTGCCACCGGAGGCCACAACGGAGGCTGTGTCCAACACGGCTTGGCTGAGACCCACGACGGTAGAACCGGCGGTGATCGAACCGAAGTTGTATTGGTTGCCAATGTTGCTGATGTTCACAGAGCCGTTGGCTTGGATCTGATAAACAATGGCGGGATCACGCGTGATGTACGCGGTCACCTCAGTTGCAGGGGTGTTCGCAAGGAACTTGTTGGAAACACGGCGGCGGCCATCGCCGTCGGTGAATTCAACACCCATGAAAGTGCCGACGAACGCATCGCCAACAGTGGCTGGAGTCACAACACCAGTGGACGTGTTAATCGCCACGGGTTGGTATTGCAACAGAGTCACTGCAGCGTTGTCCGCCAACGTAAAGGCTGCCGGGCGCACGAAACCACTTGCGTGGTAAACGGGCTGGAAGCCAAACGGTGTGCTAGTAGTAGACATGTTTGCTTTTCCTCAAATGAGAGAATTGGTGGATTGATCAGAGCTCTTCAAATTTAGCTCGACCAGGATTTTCACGCAATGCTGCAATACCGTCACCCTCAACCACACGCCCGCCTGCGGCTGCCGCAGACTCTTTGATGCTGTCCAAGATGGATGTGAGCTTCTCATCTTCACGTGCAGGAGCGTCATGGTGAGCTTCTTGCATGAACCGTGAGTAGAGAGACATCGGCAACTTGAATGCGAGCATCTCGTTGACACCAATGAACCCTTGCCATTCGCCTGTCTTGATGGTTACGTATTCCCAGCCAGGCACGTCTTCGGCTTTAATAGGTTGATAACCCAACCGGATCCGTTGCTGAATGGAGTCGCGGGGGTTAGTGGTGGTCAACCAGCATGTATGGAAGCCAGGTAGCTTCGGTAAATCTGGCAATGCGTCTTGGAAAAATTGAGATCTAAACATCTCAACACGATCTTCGTCGCTAATGGCACGGTCTTCAGTCACATTGCGGTCTGTGGCTCCACGTGATTGGCGGACAAGATCAGGGGATTTTTTCAATCGTTCGTCGGTCATTTTCCTCACTCCTTTCAGCGAGATGAATTGTTTTCACGGTCCCACTTCGCGTACTGTTTCAAGTAGCGTTGGCGCAGGACAGGATCTTCCCAAACTCCAGCATCAGTCATGGCTTGCTTTCGTTCTGGGGAGATGTATACTTCACGGCGGGAAGACTGCGGAGCCTGGTCCCTGCTGGAACCAATGGGCGGACCTCTACGCTGTCCGCGGCGATCGTCGTCTTGACTGTCGTCATAGTTACCGCCTCCTTTCATGTCTGGCAATCGCTTGGCCACTCGCTTGTCCAGCTCGCGCCAATATGCCTCTGTTTTTGGATTATAGCCAGATTCAACCAGAGACTGATCAATTGCCAGCACGATCTTCGAGGCCTCGTCCTTGCCGTTAGGGTCGTACCAGCTGTTCTTGGACACCCACTCTTGGGCAAAGCCCGCGATTTCGGGGTCAGGACCGGGCGCCTGGTTTGGCGTTTGCTGGGATTGCTGCTGCAAGTTCTCGGCAGCCTGCGTGTGCTGGTGCTTGTGAACTTGGAGCTGCTGGACCTTCTGCATAGCCGCATCGCGGATACGCATGGCCTTGGCTGCATCGTCACCGTTCCCTGCCTCGATGGCCTGGGACATGATGCGCTCGGCTGCCTTGACCTCGGCAATGGTGTCAGCGATTCGGGCATCAATGCCAGAGATCGTATTGGCCACCGTTGTCTTCTCAACGTTGAACATGCGCTTCTCAAGCGCCTCGTTCCGTTGCCTCAGGAAGTTGAGCTCGGTCTTGTCTCGCTCAATTGCCTGCTTTCTACGCGCTGCGCGATCTGCTTTCTCTTCGCGACGCTTGCGGCGTAGTTCCTCGCGGTCCTCGTTGTCTTCCGAGAGCCGTGAGTCCTCTGGCGGGTCGTCGTCTTCGTCCGCGTCATCACCTTGCTTGGTGGTTACAGGGACAAACTCGACTTCCTGAGGCTTACCGCCTTTTTGGTCCTCATCATCTTCGATGAGCATGTTTTCTCCAGCCATTGCCTGCTCCTTTCAGCAGTTAGATAAATGCACGGATCGCTGTCGGATCTCCAGTGACTTCGGCAAGAATGTCTAAGTCGTTGAACATCACAAATTCGACCTCCTCGTCGCCAGACTTCACAGTCCAACGATCACCGCCGTATTTAGGTGCACGGACGTAGGCACCAACTTCACACCAAGCGCCTTCAGGCCACGGCTCCATGGTGTTCCGATTCTTGTATGCCAAGCAGCCAATCGCCACAACCTTAGCGATCTGGGTATTGCTGGCCTCTGTCTTTCGTGCTTCCTCAGGGATGTAGATACCACCGGCTGTCTGGCTCTTGGCTTTGCGGACCTGTACGATCACGCGTGAGCCCAGAGGTTTGTGGCCGCAGTCGACTGCTGGGAAGGCCTCGTCCAATGAGGCAAAGTTGAAGGACATGGGGGTTTCAAGTAGCATTCGCTTCTCCGTATGCTGGGGTTAAAGATCTCGTTGGTCGTTCTCAATATCACGGTAGATACGCTCAATCAGCTGGACGGCGCGATCAAGGCCTGCGTAGACGCCCTGACGTTTCCCGTATTCGAAGTTGATGTCCTTGCCTTCTGCTGGCTGCACTTTGATGGCCTCAACGGCCAGTGCCTGCTGCTCGGCTCGTATCGTCGTGATGATTTTTGCAAGCATCAGCGGCGGCCGCCCATGACGGTAGAGATCTGGTCAGGACCTTTGCCGCGTTGGCTGTTTGTACCGCCATTGCCTTCGCCTTGAACCTTTTCGGTCTTCATCTTGGGCATGGTCTTGTAGTCTGCATTGGGCAAACCGGGCGTTGGCGAAGGGTCGCTTGACACCTTCTTGGCTTTAGGGTAGCCCTTACCCATGGCCATCTGTTTGTGTAGGCTGATTGCTACCATGATTGCTCCTTATCTGCGTGGGTTGGGGTTTATCCCGGTCCCTGTTGAGACCGCGATTCGTTCGCCAGTTGCAACCTCTAGGGCTGCAAGCTGCTTGGCTGTTTGGTTGTCGGACTCGTTCATCTCCAAGCGAGCCTGAATCTGGGCACGAGTACGTTCGTCTTCGGCTTGTTGACGCATCTGCTCGATCTGAAGCTGCATCTGCAAGGTTTCGATACGAGCCTGAATGTCGGCTTGTTTGTCCATGCTACGCTGCTGCATATCGGCTTGCTTGAGCTGGGCGTCTTGAGCCAGTTTGGCTTGCTGAGTCTGCGCAGTGGCTTGGTCCCTTGCCTGTTGCGCCTGCAACTGTTGCTGTGCGATCTGGACTGAAGGATCCTGGGGTGGCGGCGGTTGCATCTGCTGCAAGGCCTGAATGGCTTGCTCGATGATCTGTGGGATCTGGCCAAAGGCTTCTTGCGTCTGCTTGGTCACCACCTGGCTTGTCGTAGCCAGTAGCTTGTCAAGCGATTGCTTCTCCTCGGTCGTTGCGTCCTTTTGGATCTCGCCAATGTCGACTTGAGCAGCGTCTGAGGCCTCATGGTAGATCTGGGTTGCGTACCAGAGGACCATGTGCTCCTTGATGTGGTCAAGCATCATGGGAATGAAGGCAGGGCCAATGGCCTTGTTGCCGCCGAACATCGGGTTGGTCAAGAAGTCCAAGTGGACCTGCAAGTGAGCCAAGTGATCTTGCTCAGGGAACGCCGTGATCGGACGGCGCATGGTCGAAGCAATGTTCTCGTTGACGGCATTCAGCTCCATTGGCTTAGGAGCAGGCAGCAACAGGTCCTTGCCTTGAGGAACCTTCAGGCGCTCAAGGAACATGATCTCGACCTTGCGGAGATCATACAGCTGCGGCATCTCCTTGGCTCGCTGCATGACGGCCTGCACTTGAGCAAACCGTTGGGCTTCGCTGAAGATGTTAGGGTCACTGACCGGCACGACGTTCATCGGGCCTTCGAAGTCGCTGCGCTTGACCAACAGCTCGCCGGTCTCGTCGTAGACTTCTTCTTCGGTCAGGTAGGTCTTGTTCAGGCGGAACAGCAGCTTCAGCACACGGCCCATGGAGTCATGCAGACGCGCATGGATCGCTGAGAACACCACCATGCCCTGTTCGATGCGGGCCAGTGTCGTGCCGACTGGTGTGTTGGCGTTGCTGTCAGCCAGTTCTTCAAACGTGGTGCGGACAACGTTCTGGCTAGCATCGACCAAGAAGCCCAGCAGCTGGAACAGGACAGCACTTGGCGGGTTGTAAGGCATTGGCATGAGCATCTTGCGGATGTCATCCTGGCCAAACGAACCTTCGATCTCCTTGACCTCGGTCGGATCAACACGGTCTGTTTGACCGCCGGTTCCAGACTTGAGCTTCAGCAAGCCTGGGAAGTTGTTGATGTGGGCAGAGTCAAGCAAAGCCCGCAAAGCACCTGTCGCAGCGGCACTTAGGCCGCCAATCATGTGTGTCAGGCCAATGGGATATGCGCCACGCCAAGGCACAAAGGGGAATTCGACCATCCACTGCATTTCCTGCTTGGTCTCGTCGTCTTCTTCCCAGTTGCGATAGATGGCCAACACGGACTGAGTGGCCTTGTCCAAGCTGATGATGTACGGAGCCAAGCCGTACTCGTCATCGAAGTCATGGATGATGTAGCACTCGTAGATGGTGCGCAAGCCATCGATGTTGTAGCTGTCGTTCTGACGGCCTTCGATCTTGTTGTTGGCTGTCTCGGCCTTGGACTCATCAGGCGGCAGCGGACTGGCCATGAGGTCGACGTCCATGTACATGCCAGACTCGACACGCTTCTGATACTCGATGCGAGTGATGTACTGCACATGGGTCTTGCGCTCGGACGAATAGAAGTTCGTCGCAGCAAAAGGCAAGTAGACGTCATCGATTGCCACGAACTGGGGGACAGGGCGCTTCTTGTTGCCGTCCCAAGTGATCTTGAGGTACTGGCCACCGCCCAAAGGCAGTTGAGTGGACAGCTGCTCGAGCTCGGACCTGAACTCAGGCATCTGCTGAGTCATCTGCCAGTTCATGAACTTGACTAGGCGATCGGCCTTTTCTTGCTTCTCAAGGGTGACTTCACCGATGATCTTGTCGCGAGCTGGTCCATCAGGCGGGAAGAGTTCCTTCATGACGCGGGCTGAGAAGTCCACGCATCCTTGAGTCAGCATTGGGTGCACGACCTTGCTGGCTCCAGTGAACGATGCGCCGCCTGGGGCATCATCACCAAGGCCTGTACGACGCAAGCCTTCTTCGTATTGCTCATCCCGCTTCTTGCGGGCTTCCTTGTCTTTTTCTAGGATGTCGCACAGCTCAGAGCCAAGGTTTGCCAGCTCCCAGCTTGGCGTGGTCTCGGCCAAGTTGGCATAGAACTCTGATTCGGCGGGCGTCGGTGAGTCATCCAGCGTGACCATGGCTCCACCGTCTTCGGTGTCGCGAACCTTGGAGTCATCGTCGACCTCGTACATCTCGCCATATTCTTGTTCGTTGTCAGCCATTCAATGCTCCGGTTAGATCGCGTATGGGTTCACAAGCTTCGGCTTGCTTTCCCGTTCAACTCTGTCTTCAGCTTTTCTGGTGACTGAGAGACTGTTGCGATCAGCAAGCAGCCTGAGCGCTTGGGTCGTTGAGTCCACAAAGTCGTCATGCTTGATCGATCCTTCACCGTGGAAGCTGCACAGTTGCGAGATTAAAGGGTCGGCCCAGGAACGTGGGTTCCCAGGCCGTTTGTCAGATTCTACAACCCAAACGAATCCGTGTGCAAATAAATGTGAGACCGCGTGGAGTCGCTGTAGCTTATCCGCACGGCCCGGATTGTAGGGGTACGCGAGGATGTCCTCACGGGCCAGCATCTGACGCAGGCTGATGCCTGATCCCTTGTCCTCGATGATCATCAGGTCAGGCGACTTGCCACCGAACATGGACTGCTTGGGGCCGACCAGAGGCTTGATCATCGGCCTGAAGTCCTCATCGCCGTACCGCACGGACCACTCTTTTTTGACCCGCTCGATCAAAGCGGGCAGCCCGAGGTGGTCTTGCCAGCAGTCGAGGAGCAAAAAAGCTGGCTTCTTCTCGTGGCGGAAGACGCCCCAGACCGAGCAGGCCGTTGGGTCAGGATCATGGCTCTTGCGGTCAATGGACTTCTCCGTGAACGCCGTGTCAAGGCTCATGACGATGTAGTCAAGAGGCGGCAGAGGCTTGTCGGCTGGCCAGAGCTTGAACCAGCTACGCTTGATGATGCCGGTCTCTTCGGGGTCAATAACCTCGGCATGGATCTCTTGGCGGCCGAGCTGGGTTCCCTCGTACTGCGTGATCTCAGCAAGGAAGGACTTAGCGAGGTTTGCTGAGTTGTCATAGGTAGATCCTCTGGTGACGTGAATCCGGCTGTTCTTCTTGGCCGCATCCTTGAGCAGCTTACGGACCAGCTCGATGGGCTTAGGAGTCGTGGTGATGACAACCCGCGGATCTTCGCCCAGGCGCAGACCGAACCGCATCATGTCCCATGTCTCTTCGCAGTATTGCCAGGCTGCCAGCTCATCGCACCAGACTCGGTGGAACTGGGGACCGCGCAGTCGGGATGGTTCTTCAGCCGAGAAGCCGCGGATCGATGACCCGTTCTTCAGGGTGATCTCGCCGATGGACCTGTTGTAGTTGTCGATCAGGTAATGGGGGACAACACCCATGATGCCTGATTCGCCCTCGAAGCACACGCCCCGGATGTCACCAGACGTTGGGGCAATGACACCGCAGCGGACGCCTGGGTTGTCAGCCGCGTAGTTTGCTATGTCCTCAGCCCCTGTCCTTGTCTTGCCAAAGCCGCGTCCAGCCAAGATCAGCCAGATGCCCCAGTCGCCCGGCGGCGTGATCTGCTGCTCACGAGCCGTGGCCTTCCACTTCAGTTTCCAGGCTATGTGAGCAAGGTCCTCCAACTCCAGCGACGACAGGTTCGACTGGATGGTGGTCAACTCGGCCTTGGAGAGGATCATTTGCCGCCAGCGTTCAGCTTGCTGATCAGGTCGGTGATCTGACCAACCAGCTCGAGCCTTGCCTCAATCGGCCCGCCATCAGGACCCGTGATCTCGACAGACTTCTTCTTGGCGTGACCATACTGGACCACTTCCTTCAGGCAATCCTTCCTGATGTCAAGTGGGTGGTTCGGGTCAAAGGCCATCTCAGCCAGAGCCTCCAGTGGGTCTCCGTGCTTCTCGACGATACGGTCGAAGATCTCTTGACGCTTAACGTCACGCTTGTTGGGAGTGCCAGCCTTGCGGCCGGAACCAGCTGGCTTCACGCCTTTTTGGAATGGCATTGCAGTGCTCCGTGGTTTCTACGTTTTTTCTATTGTAGATCGGACTGCGAGATCACGTACATTGACGGCTCAAAATCCCTATAGATGATATTTCTAGCCATAACAGAGTGTATCA